CTTTATAAAGTTAATAATTCGTTATAACAGGACTATTTATAAGGGAAAGGATTAGAAACCTAGTTTTTTCAACTCGGCGATAGTTTGTGAGGCTGTTTTGAATGTAATACCTGTACCACCTCTGGCAGTAAACTCTTTGGTATTTTTTTCGTAATCATCAATTAGTATAGAACCAGGACTTGCATAGTTCTTTTTTTGACTTCTCATTACTAGATTGATTTTGTTACTAGGTATTCCAGTATTTTTCATAGCCCATTTTTTCTTGCCTGGAATGCAATTAGGGTCGTGAGCATGTTCTACATACGCACTTAAAATATGTGGGTTGTACTTCTTAACGAAAGAGAATAGTTTTTTACCCTCTGCTAACCATGGTCCGTCTGACCAAAATTTCTTGTTAGCAATAATTGGGTCCCATCTCTCTTTTCTACCAAGTTTAGTCCATTGATTGATTGTAAGACCTGTAGTCTTCTCAATGTTCTTTACAAAGTCAAATAGTACACCATCCATATCGAGGTATATTCTTGGTAAATTTTTCATAGTGTTATCCTTTTTTATTATGTCTTATTATAACACACCGTATTACATAAGGCAAGCAAAAAAGTTACTTTATTTGTAATTTACTTCAGGTTTTGTGTCGATTTTTGTTGGTTTTTCACCAGTCATTGTAGATGTTCTGGCTTTGTCTTTCTGCGACTCTTTGTCATCTTTCTTATTAGGCACCATAGTTTCTAAACCCTCATCTTTAGCAGTATATTTTTTATCTATCTTACTAAAAAATGATTTCTTTTCAGCCGGTGACATAGAACCGATACCTTTACCAGCTTTGTCTAGTTCTTTCTTGAACATTGCTTGATAACCAGAATCTTCTCTGTAACTTCCTTGTTTCGCTACGATTTCTTCTAGGCTGCCAGGCTTGTGTTTTAAATAGTTTGACATTTTATTTTCCTTTTACTTTAGCAGCTAAATCTTTATCAGCTCCACCCCATGTTCCAGAGGATTTTGTTATGAATGAATTTACTCTAGCGAAAGCCCATTGTTGCTGTGTAGTACCAGGTCGGTGTCCACCTCTCCATGCGGCCATGCCTCTATCGTAAACCTTTTTTAGAATACCGTATGGCATTCCAGATTTTTCAGCTTTATTTTTTAGACCCTCGATTTGTTCAAAAATCTTTTTTGCTGGATGGTCTTCGTTTTTCATCTTAGACAATTTATCTCCTATCTCATGGCCTTTCTTGATAGTTTTTTTATCAAGAGGTGGCTCATCATTATATTTCTTTTTAGCAGTTGCCATACCGATTGCATATGCTTTGTCATTGGCCATCTCGTCCATCTTTTTGCCTCTGACTTCAACATTAATTTGTAAATATTCTTCTTCACTCTCAACATCAACAAGAATATCTTTCTCATCAATTCCTTTATCTTTTAAATAATCTTTTATTGCTTTAACATCTCTTTCAGCTTCGTAGTCTTGTGATGGTTCATATTCTTTTGTCATATTCACACCACCTTGACCGTCATCTTCGACATCTATCATGCCGTCTGTGACCATATCTTGTAAATCTTTTTGTGCTTGAAATGTATCTAAGGCTGGTTTAGGTTCTGCTTTAGGTTCATCTTTTTTAGGTTCGTCTTTTGGTTTATCTGACTTAGGTTCTTTAATTGGTTTCTCATTTTTATCAACAGCAGTTAAATTACCACCAATAGACTTGTGAGTTACTTTACCATCTTTACCATATCTACCAAATTTCATATAAGTTAAACCCATACCTTTTGCTTTATCAGAGGCGTCTGATTCATCTAGGTTTAAACTTTCTTTAATTCTATCTTTAAACTTTGCAACTAATTTTTTCTTATCTAACTTTTCTTTTTCTTCAGCGTCATCTTTAGCAGCTGCGTCTTTAGCCATCTTAGCTTTTAAATGTTGATATGCAATACCAACTTGTAGTAATGGTTCACCTGTTTCAGGATTAACCATCTTTTGAGTTGACTTTTGTACAGTTTTAGCCTTCTCTGTTTCTGCTTTTTGTTTTAGTTGAGCAATCTCATTTTCTTTTTGTTTTAATTCATTTGCAAGTTTATTAGGGTCA